TAATTTAAATACTGATAGTGATAATAATTTATTAAAAAACAGATATGTAGTTGAACAATGAAAATAAAATCAAAGATTTTATTCTCAATTAACATTTTTTTAGTTTATTAAAAAAATGTTTTCATAGAATTAGTATTATTAATGATAAATCTATTCTTAGTTATAATGGATTTTTACAAATAGCAGCGTCTATGATAATATTAAATATAAATTGTAATTTATAAAGAATTCTAATATGAAATTAAATTAATAATATTTTTTATTAGATTTCCGAATATAGGGTTAATATTAGCAAATTTTATAAAAAAAAATTTGCTGATAGTTCCTACATTAGATTATATTTTTTTAAAATTAATTTAATTTTAATGTGAAAAACCATTAAAGGTAATAAAATATTTAATTTTTCCGCAGTTCATATTATTTATTTAATATTTAAACAATATACATTCATTTTTATTAAAATTATCAATAATTTCATAAAAAACGAAAAATTATATATACTTATTTTAATTAACATAATTATGACTCGCAAAAAATTATATAAATTTATTAAATTAAAAACGTCAAATGTGAACCAATTATATTTAATGAGAATTTAAATAATTATTATTAAATTTGTCTATTTTGCAATAAATAATTGCAATATTTGATGAGTATATACAAAATTATTTATAAAATATTATATAATTTTCATAAAAATGAAGATATTATATATATAATCAAAAATACTACAATACATATAATTATAAATATCATTAAATTATAAATATAAAGTGGATCATTAAAATTTATTTTAGTAAAATCATAATCAAATGAATTAATATTATTAATAACTGATTTTTCATGAGGAAAAGTATTATATATAATTTTATTATTATTTTTGTATAGATCATCATTCATAGGCGGATCAATATATTCATATTTATTTTCAATATGTTTATTATTTTCTTCAAACTTTTTATTAAAAATATCAAGATTTATTTTTTTTTCAAAATCATTAAATGATTTATGACATAACATTATAATTATAGATATTTAAAAATATTTTAATTACAAGTTATAATGTTTCTAGTTGATAAATATTACGATAGTCTTAATTATATTACTTATAATCAAAATATTATAAATTTTATATTAGATAGTTTTGATAATTATAATAAATTAGTTCCAAATATAAATTCAAATCAAGATTTTCTAAATTATATAGAAAAAATAGAGTATGACAAATTTAGATATTCTAATTTTCAACATTTAATTTTTTATGGACCACAAGGATGTAATAAAGAATATATAATAGATAGATTATTACAAAAAATATATGGTAAAAATAATATCGAATTAAAAGATGTAGAATATACATTACTTGGTTATTCAAATGCAAAAACTAAAGTAACGATAAAACAATCTAAATATCATATTGTAATAGAACCTAATTCTAATGGTTTTGATAAGTATTTAATTCAAGAAATAATTCAAGATTACGCCAAATCAGAAATATTAAATATATTAAAACAAAGTAAATTATTTAAAATAATTATAATTAATAAAATAGATAATTTATCTTATTATGCACAAGCATCATTAAGACGTACAATGGAAAAATTTTCAAATACTTGCAAATTTATTTTAATAAGTGATCAATTATCAAAAATTATCGAACCATTAAGATCTAGATGTATATTAGTTCGCATTCCATTACCTACAAGATGTCAAATATTAGAAAGTTTATTATATATATCTTACAAAGAAAATATTAATGTTACATTTTCAAAATTAAATAATATATAAAATAATTGTGAAAATAAAATAAATAATGCAATATGGTTATTAGAATTACATAAATATAACATAAATTATGAAAATAATTGGGAAGATATAATTGTTGATATAGTAAATTTAATAATGTATAAATACAATGATAAAAAAAAATTATATAGTAATATAAAAAAAATTAGAGAAAAATTTTATATATTATTCATTACAAATATATCAACATCTATCATAATTAAAAAAATTATGATAAAATTATTAGAAAAAGTTAATAATATTAAAACTAAATATGATATAATATATACTACATCTATTTTCGAAAATAGATTAAATCAAGGTACTAGACATATAATCCATATTGAAGCATATGTTATAAGATTAATATATTTATTAAATAATTTATAATTGATTTTTAATATTATTTTTTTTATATATTATTATAATACGATGGAATATAATAATATTATAGATTTTAATGATAAAATAAATTTACTTTATGACTACATTTATAATAGTAATAATAATATATGTTATGATATTAATAAATTAAAATTAGGTAATATAGATATTGATGATATCAAGTTAACTATAGATGAAAATGATGATTTTTATAATAAAAATTTAGAAAATATATTAAATGGTAAATTTCAATTTTTGAATTATAATGAAAATAATAATATTATTACATTTAAAAGATATTCTGATACATTTCCTTTATATTTTATAATTAATTTTTATAAAACAGAAGATGATATTTTAAATATTAATTCAAATATTAATAATGAATGTATTATTTCATATATATTAAGTGAATTAATATTATTAAATAAAACTAAACATATCATATTACCAATTATAAATATAGATGTTAATTATAATAAATTAAATAAAATATTTTATGATGATTATTATGTTAATAAAATCCAAAATAAGTTATTAAACAATGAATATATAGATGTATGTTGTTTACAATTGAAAGAATATTTTTATAAAAAAATAAATTTGCTTGATTATATTAAAGAAAATACTTGTAATATTAAAATATTATTATTTCAGTTAATACATACATTAGCTGCAATAAATGATACATATAATGGCTTCCAACATAATAATTTATTATTAGAAAATATATTATTATATCTTAAAAAAAAAAATAATAATTACATAGAATATAATGGCTTTAAAAATGATAAATTTTATATACCTAATGATAGTTTTGATATAAAATTATCAAACTTTTATTATTCTTATATCCCAAAATTTTATGGTAATAAAAGAGATGAATCAGATTTAAAAACATTTATAAATGACTTAGAAAAAAATATAAATATTAATGATATTTGTGATAAATCAACAATTAAATTTATTCAATATATTTTAAAAGAAAATAATATTAATTATGTAAAATTATTATATAATACTTATTTTGATGATTATAGGAAAAAAAATACGGAAGATGAAATAATATATAATTCTAAAGAAAATTCTTATTTATTTGGAAGAAAAATTACAACAAAAACTAAAAAATTTAATTCAAGATTAAAATCTAAAAAATTTATTAAAAATGATACTAAATTACAAAATAAAATATATAATATTATAATGAAAAGGATAATTAAAAAAGATAATATAAATGATATTAAATTAAAAAGAAATGAACAGTTTCAAGAATCTATTCAACAAATAGGTGGCGGAGATACAGATGCAGTTAAAATAAAGGGTGATCAAAATAATCCATTTGCTACAAATGAAGAAAAAAAAATTTATAAAGATAGACAAACTGATAAACCACCAAAAGAACCACCAGTTCTTGTAGATCAAAAAATATATGATACTACTGCTTTTTCAATGCAAAAATATAAATCACCGCCACCATCATATATACCTTTATATGATCAATCAGGCATGGCTATATCACCTACATACCCATTTCAAATAGTGAAAGACATTCAAAATCAACCAATCCAAAAAATATATAATATTAGTTTAGCAAGTCCATTAGGAAATTATACTACATTAAATCGTGTATATGAGGATGTATTACCTGGGGAACAAATGGCATATACATCTCTTACATTATTTGAAAGAACAAAATTAATAAATTTTATTAGAAGAATTATGCTCGAAATTAATGATGGTGAAGAAGCAACAATAACAGGTGGAAATAATTCATTATTATCTTATATTAAATTAATGAATATAAATCCTTATTCTACAAAACCAAATCCAGTGTCTGATTTACCGAGAAATTTTTTATTATATACAGCTGCATATCCTGTACAATTTGATCAACAAACTAATATGTTAAATGTAAATAAACAAGCAATGGGATTAAATATTAGAATGTATATGATGTCTTTTGGTGATTTATATTGTCAAAAATTAAATAGTAATATATCACAAGAAGATTTTGATTTATGGCGAGAATTAAAATATTATGATATTATTAGGAATAATATAATAAATAAAAATGTATCACCTAATTTTATTCTTCCAATATTATATAAAATAGATTCTCAATCTAATATAAATTGGGATAATTTAGAAAATATAAAAACTAAAGATTATGGTAAATCAGTACAAAATATATTAATAGATAATCAAAAAAAAATAAATACTAAATATACTAATCCACATAAATTATTACAATCATTAATACTAAATCAACCTGTTAATACTACTAATACTAATATTAATTCATTAAATAATATTAATGATTTAACATTAAATTGTGGTAAAACTTTAATTTTATTGACAGAAGCACCAACAAATACATTAGTAAACTGGGCATCTGTAAAATATGAATTTAATGGCACTATACGCAGAATGATATCAACAGGATATCATCCACCACATGTATGGAAAGCAATATTATTTCAATTGGTATATGCTTGTGCAGTACTTCAAGAATCATCAATTTATATAGAAAATTTTTCACTACATGATAATGTATATATAAAAGATATTAATAGTGACCCAAATGCTATAGGTTCTTGGATATATAAAATTGATAATATTGAATATTATATTCCTAATTATGGATATATTTTAATGATTGATTCTAAATTTAGTGATTTAAATATAAAAGAAAATATTATAAAAAATAATACAAATACTACAGATAAATTATTTAAAATATATTGTAAAGAATTTACAAATAATTCTATACATAATAATTCTGATTTTGATAAATTAATTTTAGATCAATTTAAAAATATAATTAATCCTGATAATTTTTCAAGATCGTTAGTTATATTAAAAGGAAGTTCACCTGATATGGCAACATTAGCTTTATTACGTAGTATGCATAATTCTAGTTATACTAATATACGTGAATATATTCATAATTATTTTAGTGATTTTCTTCATAACAGAATAGGTACAATGGTAACTATGGATGAATATAAAAATATAAATTTTAATATGAATTATATTAAAACTTTTATTAGAGGATCTTTAATGGTTTATGAACGTAAATATAAAGAATATGAATGGGTTATGTATTGTGACGATTCTGGTAATTTTAAAAAGAAAGTTATTACAAAAATTAATGATAAATATCAACAAATTGAAGTTCATATAGCTAATCTCTATAATTATCCAGAAGACGAGATAGTTTATCAAGATTCTAAAAAAAATTTTAGATATGATGATAATTATATTTATGAAACATATAATTTAGATAATTTATAATTAATTTCTATTTATAATTAATGTCAAATAAAATATTTAATTTACATGAATTACCATCTGCTTATTTTTCTGATAATAATAGATCAGAAATATTGAGAAAAAAATTAATAAAAAATATGGTAAACATATCAACTTGTAATCAATCTAATCTTGAAAATATTTTTTTTTCTGATCAAAATATAGATATTATTAATAAATTATTAATATTAACTATATATAATATGAGTAATAAAAAATATAAAATAGCTGAACAATCAAAAGAAAAATTATTAATTGTTATGAGATATATTTTTATAGAATACGCTAAACATTTACCTTATAATATTAAAAATCAAGTATTAGAATTAAATTATTTAGTTATTAATAATATTATACCTGATATTATTACTAATATAACACAAAAGTTAGAATATCTTAAAACCATTTACTGTAGAAATGAATTATTAGAATTGCCGGAAAAAGTAAAACAAAAACAAATATTACCTTCTGTTACAAGTATTTTTGATTATGATTATTAAAAATTTTTTATATTAATTATTGATTAAATATAATTAATTAATCAATAATTAAAATCTATTGCTAATATCTATTAAACCTGCGACTGTAGCAGCTGTATTATTTGACCATACATATTTCACAAACGACAAAGTTAGACCAATTAATACTAAACCGATAATTATAAATAAAAACCAATATTTTTTAAATGAATAATAATTAATCATATATGCATTTTTATCCATATCATGCCACACTGTTATTTCATCACCCTCCATATAATTTTTAATAGAATCTTTTATATTAATATGTTTTTCAGTACCATCAACATTAAAATATATAACACAATTATAAGCAGTATATGATCTAGTACTAGAACTTCTTCTACCAGAGGTACTTGTTGTCATAATACTTGGTTTGCAACTTTTTTCAAAATCATTCACATTTAATATTTTTGTTATTTTCACTTTTTTTTGTATAATTTTAGGTTCATCCTGAATTCTTACAGTAATACCATAAATTACTAAAAATATTCCAACAATAATCATCATAATAGATGGTATTATAATATTAATCCTCCCCCATAATGAAAGTCCTTCTTCTATTTTCATCCCGCCACATTGATTATTATTTAATTTAGATAAATTTTTAATATCAGAATAATAAGAAGTCATAATATATATATTAGAAAATATTAAATTTTATATATTTTAATATTTGTATTTATAAAATATCAAAAGAATTATATGGAAATAAGGTATTATTTATTATTCCATCATTTAAAATACTATCATCATTTTTAATATCTTTAGGAGAAATTAATTTTTTATAATCAATTATAGAATTATCATAGATTTTTTTAATTGGTTTAGATTCTTCAAATGGATTATCTATACTTATCATTTTAGTATCATCATATTTAAATCGTTTTTTTGTTTCTATAAAATGTTCTTCACATTTATTATCTTGATAGTTCATATATAAATAATTATATGTAAATACTATAATTATAATGATTAAAATAAATAATAAAAAGTCATTCATATATATAAATATATATATTAATTTTTATAAAAAGTATTAGTTAATAAATTATAATTATTAGTTATAAATTAATTAAATATTATTTTTTAATATACCCATTTTTATAAAAATTATCAAAAATTTAATAAAAAATAAAAAAATATGTATATTCTTTTTTTATGCCTACATTATCATATTCATTTTATAAATTTTATTAAGTATATATATAATGAATAAGGTTTATTGGAACAACAAGATAAAAATCTTTGATTTTTATCTTGTTATTAAGCCGAGAAATAAATCTTCGATTTATTTCTCGGCGAAACATTTCTATAAAAAAATTTAATGATTTTCTTAAAAATGAATGTAAATGATTAAAAATAAAATAAATATTTATTTTACACCCATTTTTATAAAATTTATCAAAATTAAATAATTATTACTCCCAAATTATATAATTCTATTAAATATTATTTTTAAAATACATTTAATAAATTGGATATAATATGTATAAAAAAGAATATACATACACCCATTTTTATGAAAATTATTAAAAATTTCATAAAAAATATCATTAAATATACCTATTTTTAAATAAATTATAATTACTCGCAAAATTATATAAATTTATTAAATATTATTTTAAATA